GATAAAATAGCACAAGTTTTAAAAGAGTTAGCATAACAATGAACGTAATAGAAAAATTTGAATATTATTCAAAACCACTGCATAATGGACAAGATGCTTTAAAAAATCATATATTTGGTAATACATATCCTATTATAGATAAAAATGAAAATGTAGAAAATTATTCTCAATATGATTATGTTTGGGTGGTTGATAAAAGTTTAAAATGGTATCCTACTTTTACTTGGTATTTTAAACCTGCTTATGATGAAGAAGTTCAAAAACATGCTTTTCCTTATGTATACAAAGAAAGCAGAACTATTAAAGATTGGGATAGTTGTGTTCTTACTCCAACTAAAAAAGGAAACTACAAAACAAAAAGACATATCTATATTTGTGCAGAATATGATCCATATTATGGAAAAGAAAAATTTGATTTATTTTATGTAGGAAAAGATGAAGATAATTTCTCACTTTGTCTATCAAAAAATCCTAATTCACAAAAAGTTCAAAATATTCAAGAAGCCCAAAGCAAATCCACAACAGATTTATTTTGGGTTGTATATGATGATACAATAGTTAGAGAAAAATTTGCATTTAGTTATAAACCAGATGATTGGAGTTTAGACTGCGTACATGTTTTTGGAAATGGAGAAATAGATATTTTAGATGGTATTGCTTTAATTCCAAAAAACTATAAATTTACTCAAAAAGAATTGGAATATAGATTTTTTGCCAATAAAAAAGAAGTTAGAATACTTGCAAGTGATCCTATTCCGTATGATAAATTTACTGTAAACAATTATGATGATTATATAAAGGCTACACAAGATTCTACTACTAATATGTTTTGGGGTATTCCTGAAGATGTAGAAGTAGCAAAAGAATTTGATTTTTCATACTATACACCATATCAAAATAAAGATACTACACACGTATTTTTAAACGGTGAAAATTATGATGGTATTGCGTTGTTTAGTAAAGACAGTATCGTTACAGAAAAAGAAGTAGAACATAGATTTTACAGTAGAAAAAATGAAACAGAAATATTAGCAAGTTATCCAAAACAATATGAAATTTATGAAATAGAAAATTATGATGATTATAAAGATGCAATAAAAAATAGCAAACAAGATTTATTTTGGATTACATATCCTGAAATTAATGTCAAAGAAAATTGGAAATTTGATATGAATATTAGTTTTCATGACCAATTTAACAGAAAAATAAATCATGTTTGGAAAAATGGTGGATATTATGATGGCGTAGCACTTATGTCAAAACATGCAAGTGTAACAGAAAAGGAAATAAAATACAGATTTTTTGCTAATAAAAAAGAATATGTTGAAGTTGCAAGCACTCCTGATCCGTATGATATAGTTTTTATAAGTTATCAGGAACCTAATGCTGATGAAAACTTTGAAAAATTAAAACAAAAATTTCCACGTGCTAAACGTGTTCATGGTGTAAAAGGTATACATCAAGCACATGTTGAAGCGGCAAAAAAATCTAAAACTGATATGTTTTTTGTTGTTGACGGAGATGCAGAAATATTAGATGGATTCAATTTTGATTATCAAGTTGCTTGGTATGATGTTGACGGTAAAAATACTGTGTATGTATGGCGTAGTTTCAATCCTGTAAATAATTTAGTATATGGATATGGAGGCGTAAAGTTACTACCAAAGGATTTAACAATTAACATGAATACAAAAAGTGCTGATATGACTACTAGTATAAGTGATAAATTCAAAGCAATTAGTCGAATGAGTAATAGCACAAATTTTAACACAGATCCTTTTAACACATGGAAAAGTGCTTTCCGTGAATGCGTAAAACTTTCAAGTAGAACTATATCAAAACAAATTGATAAAGAAACTGAATTTCATTTAGATGCTTGGTGTACAAAAGGAGAAGATAAACCTTTTGGCAAGTATTCTATACAAGGTGCTATTCAAGGTAAGAAATTTGGTTTGCAAAACAAAAATAATTCTAAGGAATTACAAAAAATTAATGATTTTGTATTTTTAGAAGAACTGTTTAAACAATCAAATCAACAAGTTTGATAACTGTTTCTAATTTTTGAATATTTGTTTTATTTCTTAAAGTATTTGCCAAACCGTTGTGTAAAGGCTTTGGCCACATGCCAAATTTAATCCAGGCATAACCATCATGTTCATCATTTAAATTAGGTAAAAATTCTTCTTTTACTAAGCACAAATATGTATGAAAGTTAAAATTTCCATCAGTTGAAATAAAAGTTTCTAAAGGTATTGTTTTAATTATTTCAGGAATAGTGCCTATTTCTTCTTGTATTTCTCTTTTTAAGCCTTCCCAAGGAGTTTCTCTAAACTCATTATTTCCGCCTACAAGACCCCATAATGGTTTATCTGTTCTATGTAAAAATAAAAATCTTTGTGTGTTTAGGTTGTAAAATAAAGCACCACTGCAAATTACTTGACTCATATAGTAATTATTATTAAAGTGCAATTCTCCAAGTGCCTTTTGGATAAAATCCATCTACTGATTCTACCCAATATCTTCCATTCCAATAATACTGTTCGCCAGTTTTCAAATTAGTTTGATATGTGTTTGCAGTTGTTTGGTCTGCATCAAACACTTTATTCCATTTTGAACCATCCCATTCAACTATATCGTTTGCATCTGATACAAAATCACTATTGTCTGCATTTTTCCATGCATCTGCACCGTCTTCGTTTAAGAATAATTCAAATCTTACTGAATCTCCTATGTTTGGCATTACATCTAAATATATAACATATTCTGAATCTACAGTAGCATTGGTAGTTGCAACCTCTAAACCATTTACATATACTTTATGACTATACACTAGATCTGCTTTAACAAATGTATCTATTCTATTACTTTTTTCTGTAACTGTAAATATTCTTTCAGCAAAACCTCCTAATATTCCTAACAACAATATTCTTGTTCCTGTAGGTATATCATTAACTGACGATCCAAAAGTTGTAACAACATTAAAATTTAAAGGATTGATAATATAATCTAGTGTTCCATATTGTAAAGGACTTCTTGAACTTGTCTCAATTAATGTATTACTAGGCAAAGTATCTGTATCAAAAGTTATATTGAGTTTTGTTTGATCACTTGGATCTATAATAATTGTGCCATACACAGGTGCAGGTAAATCCATACGTCTTAATTCTATCCTACTTATACCAGGTTGATATACACTTGGCAATTCTGCTTCCATTACGTTTAACCAACTTATATCTCCTGCACGTAATCTTCTTGATAATATTAATGTTGCTACAGTATCATCTACCATGATATCAAAATTTTTGTACGACAATGTTAATGGGTTATTTAGATCAATTCTATTTTTACTTGAATTGCCTCCAGAAATACCTAATGTTGCTCCTAGTGTAGAACCTGTTGCTTCACTTCCATCTGCAAGTTCTCCCCAATTGGATTGAGCAGTTCCATCTGTAGGAGGATTGAATCCTTCTAAACTAATGGTACCTGCTTCTTTATCAAAAACACTTGTAATAATACTTGTTATAACTCCTAACCTTTTTACTTTTGTAGGAGGAGATATGTAAATTGGAGCGATAAAACTCATTGTTCCTACATCTATTTCATCTCCTGTACCTACTGGAATAGTTCTGTTTGTAAAATTAATTTGTTCTAAGTATAGAACACTTAAACTAGTCCAATCAACATAATTGTCGTTTGTTTGAAATTCTAAATCAGGATTAAACATCATTAGAATTTGTTCCATAATTTGTAATTTTTGATCAGTGCTAGTGGTCCATAAATCAACATTTACTGTAAGTGTAAAGGGTGTAGGATGTAATCTTTCTACTGTATATCCTTTTGCTTGCTGGGCAACATAACTATTTGTACTTTCATCAAATTGTTTTTCTCGTAAATTAATTTTACTAATATAACTACTATCACTTAAACGTGATCTATCTAATTCTAAACCTGTAATATATACACCCATTCTTGGTGCTGAAGGAATTTTGTTTTCAGAATTATCTCTAAGTATTGACCCTACTTGTTTTGTAATATCTCCGTACATAACAGGAACTTCAGTTACTTTACCTTCTAAATCTTTATAACTAAATTTACTGAATGCTCTTACAATTTGGGTAAGATATCTTCTAACTTGTCCATCATAAAAATATTGCATTAATTATCTGCCTTTGCTCTGAGTGCTTTACTCAATGCTTGTCTTTCAGTTACATTTTCACCTGAGATAGTATTTACTGTAGTGTTATTAATAAATGTTCCAAGCAATGTATTTTTTTCATCTGTATGAGATAGAACTGCACGTACATTATCTTCAACTTTTTGCCAACTATTTCCATCAAATCTAAAAAGTCTATTAGGTAAAAAATCGTTACGTAAAAAATAATCTCCGTGTGCAGATTCGGCAGGAAATCCTGATCCAACGCCAAAAGGTGCTCCGTTTGGCGGTATTCCATCTCCAACTAAATATCCTAAATAACCAGATCTAAGAGGTGTTTCAAATACCATATCAGCAGTAACACCTTCACTTGCATCTATATCATCCATGTCAACACTAAGTATCGAAACTTCTCCGTTATCATCAACTTGAACTGTATAAAATTGTTGGGTAGAGTACCCTGATTTTTTTGCATTTTCATCTGCTTGTGCAACCACTGCATTGTTTATTTGCATTTCTCTTTCAAATGTACTTAATACATCTCTTAAGGTTTTATTAGAATTTTCTGTAGCAGGTAAGTCTAATATATCCTTATACTCTTGTCCATCGTATATTTGTTTACATTTAATTCTATATAGATGAGGATACCATGTTTGACTAAATCCTTCTGCGGCTCTTGAAACTTCGTCTATAACATAAAATCTTTTTAATGCAATATCATAATCGTTAGCCGCATATTCATCAATTAAATGAGGTAATTCTATTACATCACCTATCATTAATTTTCGTCCCATTGTGCTTACACTACTGTTAATATGCACAGTAAGTATTATAGTATCGTTTGATAAAAACAAACCAAATTGACTTAAATCAAAATCTAAATCTGCAACATTATAATGACCTCTTACTGTGTAGACATCTTTTTCATACTTTCTATCACGATTTTCTAAAAACAATAAATCTT